TATGATCTCAAAGTTACCCATGCCAGGGGGCTGGTGCAAGACTGCAGATGGTCTGTCGATACCAAGCGGTTGCGGCTCATGGCGTACGATGCGATCAGCTCAGGGCTGAGCGATGCAGAGAGAGAGGCAGCAGAGGCAGCGTGCAAAGCGCTTGCCGATGCGCCTGAGGGGCTTAGCCTCTCCAAACTTGTCGAGTCGATGGGGTATGTGCGCAGCGACCGGCGCGGCAAGCGTATCGTACAGGAGCTTACGGGCAAGTTTTGGCGGCGTGAGGCACTTGCCTCCAACAAACACATCTATCATCTGATCAAGGAGCGGCAATGACACCCAAACAGAAGGCATTTAGAAAAGAGCTGATCAAGCAGATACACATTGCGCCGAAGTACACGGCATACTTTAAAGAGAACGAAGAGGATTACCGAGACAAGCTTGAAGAGCACTTTGGCAAAAGAAGCGCAAAGGATCTTACGATCGAGCAGCTTGTCGCGCTAAGAAAATGGCTCAACCACGATCTGCCGGAACTGCCTGTTACCAAAGATCGTTCAAAAGACGCCACAAAACGCCAAATGACGGCGATTTTCGGTCTGTGGGAGCGGTATGCAAGAGATAAGAGCGAAAAGGCGCTCAGGGCGTTTGTGACACGCATTACGGGCAATACCTATCTTCATCTGGAGAAGATGCGAAAAAGCGATGCGCAAAAGGTCATCCTCGCGCTCAAAAACAGTCTAAAGGAGCTTAAACAATGATCTGCCCAAAGTGTGCGACCCCAAAGACCTATGTGACCGATACGGACAAGAGCGGCCCCATCGTCGAACGCATTCGACGCTGCAAAGCATGCCACTATGTGTGGCGCACCAAAGAGATACCGGTGTTTAACCTGATGGATACAGAGGAGATCAAAGAGTATGAGACATACATTGCTCAAAGCCTTACTGAAGTCAAAGGCTGATGCGAACGAAGAGGTAGAGGCGCTGATCGATCAGTACCTTACCGAGGTCAAGAAGAGCACAAAGCGGCAGAGCGAGGATCTTGTGGGCGAGTTGATCGTCTATGTGCTGCAGGAGTCGCCCACACTCGAAAAAGAGCTGCTGCTGCAGATGGTGGAGCAGAAGATAGCGCAGCTTGGCTACCGGCTGCCTACTCAGTCGCTGGAGCAGATATACACAAAGAGCGCCCAATCGGCGGCACAGAGCGTGGGTGCGGCTTTTAGCTTCGACAGGGTCGATGCGGAGGTGATGGAGTCGATGTACCGTGCGCTGACATGGATGAAAGACGACGGCACGCTAAATACGCAAAGCAAACTCAAAAAGGTCATCTCCGAGGCGATGGAGGGAGAGATAGAGATCAACACGCTTGGCGAGGTGCTCAGGGAGCGTCTGTCTGATGTGGTGGATGGCACAAGCGGCTACTTTCAGTCAGTCAGCGAACATGTCATACGCCAGAGCCAGTCGCTGGCACGGGTAGAGCAGTTTGCAAAAGCGGGCATCGAGGAGGTCAAGGTGGTCGCCGTACTCGACAGCCGTACCTCTGCTGTTTGCCGGAGTATGCATGGGAGGATCATCCCGCTGCAGCATGTACGCAAGCAAGCCGATGCCATACGCTCCGCACAGAGCATCGAGGAGAAGAAAGCCGCCTCACGCTGGCAGTCGCAGCCGCTCTTTGGCGCACTGCCCGATGATGTGGGGCTGCCACCCTATCACTTTAGATGTAGGACGATTGTGGTAGCATACTTTAGACAAAAGGCGGAAGTTGACGGTAAGAATGTGAACGGCTCTTTGCTTCCGGGCGAGACCTACAAGGGCAAGAAGGTACTCTTTAGCCATGTCGATCCGTTCGGCTACGAGCGTGTCGTGACGGTAAAGAGCCTCGACCATGGCGGCAATCCGCACAACCTGCGCTACAAAGAGATCATTGCAGGCATCAACAGCATGGAGCAGCTTGGACTGCATGCAAAAGAGCCGCCAAAGACGGTGGGGTACTCCAGGGACAAACATCTCTTTTTCTCATTTTTGGATGAGGAGGTGGTGACAGTCTTTCACCCAGATGACAAAAACTATTTTAAAGAAAATGCAGCGGCAGGCACAATAGAAAGCCGCTCAGTAAAGAAAGGGGAGAATGATGAGAAACGCGACACTGAAGCTGGGTAGGTTGGTACTGCTCTATATTGATGGGGGAGAGCCGGCAGGCATATTCAAGAAACGGATAAACAATAGGCGCTACGACCCTGTAGCCGGCACACAAGAAGACGAGGATGGCAGGCTGATACATATGTTTTACCAGCCATGTGATGCAGAGGTCATCGCCAAAAACTTCAAAGAGGATCCTGTGTTTGAAGAGCCGGTACACCTAAAGGTCTATGCGCTTGACGGCAAAGAGACCAAAGAGAAGCTCTACGAGTTTGACGGCACGCTTTACGATGCGCTGCTGATCGCTGCGAACGAGGGGAAGCAGTATGATGTTTGATGAAGCGATACATGACTTGCTGCTGACAGCTGGGGTGGCAGTACAGACAGAAACTGAATATACTGCACCGGTTGTATCGGGTAAACTTAGAGGAGACATCAGTGTCAGTATGGGGTTGGATAGAAAAAGTGTTTCTGTCGGAAATACGGGGCTGATCGAGTATGCGCGGTATGTCTACTACGGTACCAAGCCGCACACCATCAAGCCCAAACGCAAAAAAGCGCTCAAGACACCCTACGGTACCTTCACACGGGTCAACCACCCCGGCACCAAAGCCAATCCCTATCTGGACAATGCACTGGAGAGGCTGGTATCCAGTGGGAGACTCGAGCATATACTTAGACGGCATTCTGATAAGTTTTCTGAGGCGGTGTTTGAAGACATCGTCAGGAATTTAACGAATATAGAGGTAAAATAAGGAGATCAAAGTGAAAGGAATGCATATGATAGAGAAACGGTGCAAGATAGCGTTTGCCGATGCTACCTTTATCAGTGTGGCGTGCAAGCGGTGCGGAGGGGAGACCAATATCCCCATGCAGGCACGCAAAGAGATAGAGGTGTGCGGGGTGTGCGGCATCTACTTCGGTGAGCAGACGGTAGCCTACATCAGGAACCTCAAAAAGACAACCATGCTTGAGGACAATGAGGATGTCAGTGTCTCACTGGTGAGTGTGGAAAAGATATCGTGAGCATCGAAGAGGCTGCCAGATGGGCGGCAGAACTGACAAAAAGGAAAAGGAGAGAGAGCATGAGCGAACAAGACTACATAGCCAAGGGACGATACGCGGAAGCTGTAGAGGAGTTTGAGCGTGTAAAAGCGCTAAGAGATGCCAAAGTCAGGCAGATACAGAGGGGGCTGCACCCCATTACGGACATCATGGGGGCAACATACGGCATAGATGCTGCGCTTGTGCATCTGGCAAAGGAGGCGGCGGAGCTTGATGTGCAGATGAGAGAGTGGGCGTCCAAAGCCAACATGGAAGCCAAAACACTCGGCAAAGAGACCATAGAGATAAGGGAGAGCCTATGAGCGACAAACCAAACATCGTCAAAGAGACCGCCAAAGCGCTGGGGATGACGCAGAAGGAGTTGGCGGAACATATAGGTGTAAATGAGAACACTATAGGAAACTGGGCAAGAGGTACGGTTGAAACACCAAAGTGGGCAATTAAGTTATTTGACCTACTTGTACTTGAAGAAAAATATACAAGAGCAAAGCAAATATTTTGTGACAAAATAGAAAAATAAACACAATATTTTAGATATTCTGCTTGACAAATCCACAAATATTGTGGTAATCTTCCAAAGTAAACTTAATATTTGTGGTTTTAGCCCTTTTGGGTTTAAAACTGCAAAATAAAATATTCCATAGAGCCTACCGGTGTGTCATGTCACATACGGTAGGTTCTTAGAATATTTTAGCGCGCTATTGTGTTCGCCCCACACTTAAAAAAAGGAGCAAACGATGAATGATATAGTACCTTTTGACTTTAACGGTCTTAAAGTAAGAACGGCAACAGATGAGAGAGGAGAGCCTTGGTTTATGGCGAAAGATGTGTGTGATGCACTGGAATTAGCAAACTCACGAAAAGCAATTAGTGACTTTGACAATGAAGACCTGATGTCACTAGTAGTTACATCAGGTGGTCAAAAAAGAGAGATGAACTTTGTCAGTGAAGCAGGATTGTATCAGCTTATTTTTAAATCAAGAAAAGAAGAAGCCAAAGCCTTCAAACGGTGGGTCACCAAAGAGGTGCTTCCAAGCATCAGGAAAACAGGAGGCTACACACTGACCAATCCGGCACAGATGGCAAACATCATCGAAGAGGTGATCGTAAGGGTCTCACGAGGCATCTCTTTGACACCGCACAAGAGAAAGCCGGGAGCGCCACTGAGTGACGAAGAGAAAGATACACTCGACAGGCTTGCTGATGACTATTGGGCATATGCGGAGATGGCGAGAGAGATAGGGTGCGACCCCAAAACCGTGTCACGGTACCTCAAACAGAGAGAGAAGGAGAGAGCGGCACTGGAGGAGGAGAGCAAAACCCCTACACTGTTTGATAGCGAGGAGGCGGCATATGATACCAGTATGTAGCGTCAATATCGATACAGATGAAGTGTTTGCGATCAAGGCATCAGACCTTTACCGCGCACTTCATCTCAATGTCGCCTACGAGGAGTGGTTGCCAAAGGTCATCGAAAAGAGTGGCTTCGCATTTGAAGTGGACTATACCCACAAGGAGATAGACTTTGACCCCTCTGCTGATGTGTGGTTTACATTGGGGGCAAGCAAAAGAGTGGCGATGGACAGCCTACATCAGAAGGGCAGAGAGATCAGAGACTACATCATCGCATTTGAAAAGCAACATATGCGACCAAAAGAAGCCTAACAATGCACGCCAAACGATACCACCTCAGTACCGAGTACCTGCTTCGCCGTATGGTGATGCAGGAGAACCGAGAACGGATCGCGGCGATGGTAGCGCTCTGGCTTGAGCCCTACCGTGGGCGCATATTGCGGCTGCACAAAAGCAAAAAATAAGGAGAAGGACGATGACACAGACAGAACAGCTCAAAGAGATATGGCGCAAGCTTGACTTTCTTTCCGGTATGCTCATTGCGTGGGATACCGACAGGGTAGCGGTGGATGATGTGGGGATGGAGGGCATCTGGTATATGGTCGAGTGTATCAAAAAAGAGGTAGAAAGTTTACAGTAATAATGCAACCGCCACACCACCCCAAAAAGAGTGAAACAAAAACAGCCGTTTCACGTGCTTCACTGTTTCACACCCCCTGCAAACCCCCGCTACAGCGCATTTTCGCGTGAAGCAGATTTTTAGCGCTTTTGCTTCACAGCGTACCTGACACGGTGGTACCACTTCACCGCACACACCATCACCACCCGTTTCCATACAGATACCTCCAGTTCGCGCAGTATCCGCTCAAAGGCTTTGTCCGCAAGCGCATACGCCTCTTTGTCGCATAGGTAGTCGTGCACGATGACAGCCGGCAGCAGCTGGGGCGAAAAGGGCGGGATGACGCTCCAAAAGATCCTAGGTATGTTTGCGCCGTTGGTGACATAGCCGGCGGGCACTTTGATGTTGCGGTAGACGAAGTCCGTTACAATCATCACGTTGCCGTCTCCTCGCGCTACCATGATGCAGCCTGCGTAGATCCGCGCTTTAGTTTCTGATGACAATGCCTCTTCCTTTTTTGCTTTTTTTGCGCTCTATCGCCTCGACATGGCTTGCCGCAAGCGCAAGCGCCCAGAAGCGGTCGGCGTGTCCGTGTTCGTTCTGTTTGGAGTCGTACAAAAACCCTCTTGCGCCCGCTTTTCGCTTGATGGCGTGAATGTCGGCAATGAGCAGCGGATCGTTGGGGATGACAATGCTCTGATCTTCAAACATCTTTTTGAGGTTGAGCGCCATCGCCTCTTTGGCTGTGGCGGTGAAGTGTACGCCTTTGGCGCGCGCTTTGTAGCGCTTGGTCATCCCCTCGGCAAGATCCATACCGATACCGGTGCGGTCGATGCGTATCTGTGCGAGCGGATGCAGGGTCATGAACTGGTCTATAAGCAGCCGCTGCTCATCGAACGAAGCTTTGGCGAGCACCTCCATCTTGCACAGCTCATAGCGCTTGGTGTGCTCTGTCAGCAGCAGCGCCGCCAGCGCGGAGCGGTGTGCGCTTCGACCGATGTCATATCCGCTGAAGAGTACAGCGCTTTTTGGCGGCGAGTAGTAGCGCAGTGAGGGATCGACACAGCTTTTGATCAGCGCGATACTAAAGAGCGCACTCTCGTCGTCGATAAACTGGCACTCGTAGGCACTCGCCCAGGTGTCTGCATCAAAGAGTGCGCGCATCGTCTCCAGATCAAAGCGCAGCCCGTCCTCCATCGCACGGTAGATGTCGACACGAAAGCGGGTAAACATGTAGTACTTCTCTTCGTCGGTACACAGATCGTAAAAGAGCGAGTTCTCCTCAAACGGGGTGGACATGACCGTAAAGCGTCCCTGTACCGCACCGATACTCGGCACAAAGGCAAGCCATATCTTTTTGGGGTTTTGGTACCAGGCGAACTCGTCCATCCAGATGTCCCCGGTAAAGCCCTGTACGGTTCTGAAGTTGTTTGCCATCGCTTTGATGATGGCGCCGTTGCTAAGGCGCTTTTCGTTGTCTTTGTCCGTGCTAAAGACAATGCCCATCTTGCCCGCCCAGTGTTCGACATAACGCATCAAAATAAGTGCCTGCTCTTCGGATGCAGAGAGAAAGAGCTGGTTTCTGCCCGCCACCGCTGCGATGAGTGCATCGAGTGCGGCGACATAGGAGAAGCCTATCTGTCTGGACTTGAGTACCAGCCTGAACTGGTCGTTGCAGGAGAGAAACTCTCTTTGGTAGGCGTAGAGTTCGCCATACTCACCAAGCAGCGCACGGCTGCGCAGGGTGTTTGCCTCCTCGTTGGAGGTGATATCGGTAATGAATGGCTTGACAAGGCTTTGGGCTTTGCGCTTTTGGGCTTTGTCGTGGCTGCGTTCCAGCCGTGATAGTGCGGCGGTGAGCATGGCGATCTTGCGGCTGACCGCTTCGGTGGGTTTGCGCCTAGAGAGTACCTGCAGCTGTTTTTTGATCTGTGCTATGGTACCGGGGGTGTCCTCTTTTCCTTGTGCTTTGCGTTTGCGCAGCCATGCGTAGATGGTGCCTTTGCTTACCCCCTCATCTTTGGCGACCTCTGCCGCGGGAATGCCGGCATCGACCAGCATCAGGATGCGCTGCTTTTTCTCTTTTTTAATTGCCACTTTGACTCCATCCCATGACCGATTTTGCCTCCGCTGGGGTGAGGATGCCCGCACTCACCAGCCCCGTGACCACATCCGCATCGTCCTTGAACGCGGTGGCATCGAACTCTTTGAGCTTGAGCGCGATGCCGTGCGCGCCGAAAAACTCCTCGATCATCGCCATTTTGGGTTTGATGGAGATCTCGTTGAACATATGCAGCTGGCTGATCAGCTCTCCGCCTCCGCCAAGCGCGTTGGGGTCGACCACCCCCACAAGGCGCGGCGGCACACCGTGTGCGGCGATGATCTCGTCTCTTCCTACTTTCTTCAGCTTCTCAAAACTGAGATCCTCGACCTTGCCAAGCTCCTCTATGCGAATTTTCGGTTTTGTCTCCCCGTTGCCTTCACCTGTGGTGAGGATGAGGGTTTTGTGTGCATTTTTGTAGCCTCGAAACTCTTTGCGGTAGTACTCCGTGATGGCGTTTAGCTGCTCATCCGAAGGATCGCTGTCTTCAAAGATGATGGCGTGATCGGGTTTGGCGCCATTGTCAAAAAAGGCTTCGTTGTAGCGGTCTGCTTTGTAGATGGTGACGATCTGGTTGATCGCTGCTGTGTAGTCGGGTTCTCCGTAAAAATCGGAGAGGATGGTGTCATACATAAAGTGCGCACCCTCAAGCGGTATCTGCTCTGTGCCTACCAGCTGATAGATCGTATCTTCTTTGTCCACCCGTGCATGGTAGCTGCCAAGATTGTAGAGTTTGAATCTGCCTGCGATCGTGGCGCTTCGCTCAAAGAATGCCGAGCCGTAGGTCTCTGCGTTGAGCATAAACTTGTATAGGAACTTTTTTGCAGTAACCCCGTCGGGCAGATGTTCGCTTAGCGTACTCTCTTCGATGTGGCTAAGCAGCATGGCCTTGAGCTTGAGTGAGCGCTGATGATAGACGTTTGAGGCGTATAGCGTGCGCAGCGCGCTGTAGTCCAAAAAGGGCTCTACCAGTTTTACATCCTCTATAAGCGCATCCTCACCGACGATCTTCTGCCGGCTGCCGCTGCCGCTTTTTATGACGAGCTTTCTTTTCATTTGCTGCCTTGTTTTTGCCGACAAGTGTACGCAAAAACAGGGGGTAAAACCAAGGCATATAGTGGCATGAAGAAGCGCGATTATGTAGGTTTGATACAGCGTTTAGGCGGTGTTATACTGCCGCATTCCAAAACGACAAAGGAGCATCATGCCAAACAAGCTGACCGATATCTCGATCACGCATATCTCTCTGGTCAAAGCCGGCGCGAACGGCAAGCAGGTGATCTATAAATCTGCAGCCAACGACGGCAACTATGAGAGCATGATCAGTATCAAAAAGACCGATGAGGAGAAGGGGGTGATATACGGTATCGTCTATGCGCCCGATCAGGTGGACTCTCAGGGTGACTTCGCTACCAAAGAGGAGATCGAAAAGGCGGCATACGACTTTATGAAGTCGCTTAATGCCAACAATGTCGATGTAGAGCACAGCTTCAGAAGCGAAGCGGCGTTTGTCGCTGAGAGCTGGATTGTCAAAAGCAATGACCCAACTTTCCCAAATGAGCCCGAGGGAAGCTGGGCGGTTGCGATCAAACTGGAGGATGAATCTCTCAAGCAGCTTGCCAAATCCGGAGAGATCGGCGGTATATCGATGGCGGGTGTAGCGCAGCGGCATCCGGTGGAGAAGTCTGACGGATCGCTAAAGAAGCTGTTTGAGGCATTCGCCGATGCTGTCAGCGATGTGTGGTTTGACTTTGGCGGTGTCATCAAAAAATCAGAAAAAGGAGAAGATATGTCAAAAAAGGTAGAGGATTTCGGCGAAGTGGTCAAGGGTAAGCTCAAGGCTGCTGCCAAAGAGGCGGAAGCAGCACTCGGGGAGCACATCCAAAAGGTAGATGCCCTGCAGAAGTCCGTTGACGATGCGAAGACGCAGATTGCGCTGCTAAAGAGTGAAAACGAGGCACTCAAAGAGGAGAACAAAACACTTCAAGAGAGCAACGCCTCGCTCGAAAATCAGCTCAAGGAGCAAGGTGAGCAGCTTGATAAGCTCACAGAAGTGACAGAGGAGGTCAAAGAAGAGGTGCAAAAATCCAAGCAGACCAAAACCACAAAATCACAAACAAAAGAAGATGAAACAAAAGGAGTCATGTAATGCCAGAAAACTATCTTGATCTAAGCGAGATCCTCAAAACCGGTGCGGTTACCGCTACAGATGTCGCGCTCAACGGAGAGCTTACGCCCAAGCAGGGTAGAGCGTTCGCCAATGCCATTGTCGATGATGCGGGGCTGCTCAAGCATATCACGGTGGACATTACCAAGAAGCTGCTCAAAGACAGAAGTGCGCTGAGCACTTCCAAGGGGATGCTGGTGCGGCATGTTGCCGGCAAGGCACTCTCAGACGATCAGCTCAAAAAGCTTGGCGTGGTGGGTGCAAGACTCAATATGACAAACGGTGTAACACTGCAGATCAACATCACCGATGAGGCACTCGATGACAACCAGGACAATCCGAACTTCGAGAAAGAGCAGTTTGAGGCAGCAACGACTGCCTTCCGCAATGATCTGGTCTATCTTGGCTGGATCGGTATTGCAGACAATACCGCTGCAACGGCACCGTTTAATGAGCTTGCCAAGGGGTGGCTGACCGTTGCTGCAGAGTCTTCGGACACCAAAAAAGCAACGCTCACACAAGATAGCGCAAACGGTGAGACACGCGGACAGTTTGTTGAGCGCGCGCTGCAGAAGGTATGTGATGTCGCGCACGAAGATGTTACTGATGATATGTCCATCTATCTGAGCAAAACAGACTACAGCGCCTATGTGCGCATGCTCGCCAAAGACTACAAAGCGCTTGGTGTGCTCAAGTCAGGCGAAATGCTGGAGTTTGAGGGAAGAAAGCTTAAGCCGCAAAAGGGTATCCCCGCCGGAACATTCCTGGGCACACATGACAAGAATATGGTATTTGGTCTCTCAAGAGCGATTGACAGAAAGCGCTGGTACTCCAACGAGATCTCGTCGCTTTGCTACAAGTTTGTCGTGAGACCTGACTATGAGTTTGACATCAAGAAATATGTCGCAGTCGTGACGGAGGCGTAAGATGCTCACGCAGGTCTCCGACATACGCGAACGTCTCACGCTTGAGAAGCTGAAAGATGAGGAGATCATGCCGCACCTTAAGCGTGCAAACCGTGACTTCAAGGGAAAGGTGTTTGATGATGCGGATGATAATTTCGATGAGATAGAGGCGGTAAGCTGCCGTGCGATCTACTATCTTGCACCGCTGCTGTGGCAGCGCATACAGCAAAGAGCAAACGAGTATGACGAGACACTCCAGACCTTTGGTGATCTGGAGGTCTTTCAGGAGTACTGGATGGAGCGTTCCGAGTCAATCCCGTTTATGGATGAAGAGACACAGAGTGTAGATACAGGAGGCATCAAGTGTCGTGCTGTGTAGGATTTGCGGCGGCAAAAGAGGCGATCGCGCAGGTGGTTGCACAGTACCACCAGGATGACTACAAGATCTTTGTTGCAAATCGCACAGCAAATGGAGGCATCAACTACAAGGTCACTGTAGGGATCGTGGTGCAGCCTGATGTAGATAAAAACACGGAGCTCTTTGAGGCACTGCTAAGGCTTCAGGCACAAAGCAAGCTGTGCCTCAAGGTGCTGCACTCAAACATAGACCTAAGAGATCAGGCGAGGCTGATGGATCTCTTTTTGATAGAGATAGAGGCTGAAGCCATACAATAAAGGAGAAAATATGGGAATGGTTGACTTTTCGCTTGGTGATGTCGGCACGCTGTTTACGAGCCTAAGAGAAGCGATTACCGGTGAGAAGATAAAAGATCCTGCCGAGCAGGCGAAGATCATGCTGGCGCTCGATCAGATGGAAGCCAAGCTGAAGATGGCACAGATGGATGTCAACAATACAGAGGCACAGCATAAAAGTATCTTTGTCGCGGGGTGGAGACCCTTTATCGGATGGATCAGCGGGAGTGCATTGGCATACAACTATATTGCGCAGCCACTCATCTACACCGCGCTTGCGGCAAGCGGCAAAGTAATGCAGATGCCGACACTTGACATCGGTACGCTGATGGCGCTGCTTGGCGGCATGCTCGGGTTTGGCGCGTTCCGTACGGTAGAGAAGGTCAAGGGGGTGGAGCGTGGATACTAACGAGAGACTGGTCAAAGTGGAAGTCAATGTAGCACAGCATGACCAGCGTATCAGACATGTTGAGGGAAAGGTAGCGTCACTGCACAGTGATCTGACAGATCTCAAACGCATCCTTCTGAACATCCGGTGGTGGCTTGTAGGGGTGGGCAGCTTCTATATGCTTGAACAAATCGGTGTCGTCAAGACACTCAAAACACTCTTTTTTTAGGAGAGGATGATGAGAGAAAAATATATCAAAGTTTACGATAAGAATGGGAACAGTTTAGAGCTAAGAGAATCTTACAAACCTTTTTTTGTGGGTAAAGGATTCTTTGCAGCAAATCCAAAATAGACAAAAAAGGAGAGATAGATGGGTGCAGGAAAGTATATTGCAGACAGAAGCGCGGTGCTGATCGGGCTGGAGACAACACCGGGGGTCTACGAGGAGCCTTCAACAGCACTGCCGATCGAGAAAGGCAGCGACATGTGGGTACCGGAGTTTGACAAAACAGACTTCGACCCAGAAAGCGGGCATCACGGCTCAAAAGAGACAACAGTCATCACAGAGTTTGCCACGATGCCTGTAAAGGCAACAATGAAACTGCCAAACGATCATACCCTTATCTCTGCCGCACTTGTCGCATGCGGTATGGAGAGTACAGCGATCACCGGCGGCGTGAGCTACAGCTATACCACATCGAACAAAAAAACAGCTTCCTTTATGCAAGTTTCGGAGCGGGAGATCACGCGCGCATACGGAGAGAGAGGTGACTTTACAATCACATGCGAAGTCGGCAATCCGGCAGAGATCAGTTTTGAATTTGACGGGATGTTCAAAGAGCAGGTAAGACTGGCTGCTGCCGATCCTGACAATACGATACCGGATACGCCGGCATTTGATCAGGTATTTATGACAAAGAACTGCACAGCGTATCTGGTTAACGGCAATCAGGCACACTTTACAAAAGTAGAACTCAAACTCGGTGCCAGTATCGGTACTGCAAAAGACACCTGTCCAGGTGAGAGCTGGACAAAAGATATCAAGCCTGAGATGACCGTGTCGATAATGGACAGCATCGACAACCAACAAAGCTTTGCAGATCTGCAAAACGGCACAGAGTTTAACTTTGTTATCCCGCTTTTTGACAAAAACGGAGTAAAAAAATGGGAAATCATAGCACCAAAATGTGTCGTGATCGAACACAAAAAACCAAAAAACGAGGGGCGTATCGCACTGGAGCGTACATTTGAACTGCGCAAAGTTAACGGTGACGACAACTTTGAGATCCGTGCCTACACCGCATAAGGAGCAAGAGGATGATAGCACTGTATGAGAAGATCGACATCAAGATCAAAACAGAAGAGAAGGTGAGCGTCTACCCCATCACCGTCAAGCTTGAGCTTAACGATGAAGACAAGGCGGCCATAGAGCGATTCAAAGAAGAGATCGAGGCGGAGTACAAAACGCTTTTTGATGCCGGCGAGGAGGCAAGAGCACTCTCGGCCAAAGTTACCAGACTCTCTGAAGATATCGCCGACATCAATGAAGAGATCGGCGATCTTGACGCAACGGAGAAAGAGGAGAGAAAACGCCTCAGAGCCAAGCGCAAAAAGCTCAGAGCAAAGCTTCGAGAAGCCGAAGATGCGCTTGCCAAGATCAATGAGCAGTACGATCTTGCATCCTATACGGAGGCGCAGGCAAAGATGCAAGAGGAGATCGCCAAAACAGTCTTTGACGTGCGTGTAGAAAACAACGAGAAGAAAGAGGCACTTGTCAAAGCACTGCAGAACTTCGGTATCCGATACTCCATCATCATCGAAGAGGTCGGCAGACTGATACAGGAGGCAAAGCAAAAAAAGAAGAAGCGCTCGTAGCCTATGCGTCACAGCTGATACGGGGGGATGTGCCGCACATCGACCCTGACCACCCCGTACACTCTGCGGCGCAGCAGCGAGCGTATTATGAGAAGAAAGGTATCGTCTTTTTAGACGACAGCTGGAGCATGTGGCACATTAGGGTCTGGGCGAACGCGCGCGAGCACAACGGATTTTCTACAACGATCAATGCGGATGTCGTTTTTCGCTATGCCGAAAAATTCGGCATGGATGATATCGACACGCTTGAACGCATACAGATGATAGAGAGAGGAGCGAAACAGTGAAAAAAAACCTTACCATCACACTCAGCGTTGATGCAAAAACCGGTAAGGTCACTGCGGTACGCAACTCTTTTGACAATCTTGATAGAAAAGTAAAGGAAACAGACGGAAACATCAAAAAGCTTGCCAAAACCGTAGCGAAAGGATTTGCATTTGGCTACATAGTCCACATGACAAAGCAGCTGATCCACGTTGCAGACGAGATGAAAAATCTCCATGCGCGTATCGGACTCGTGACCCATTCAACAGCGCAGCTCAATGCCGTACAGGCTGAACTGTTCAATGTGTCCCAGAGTGCGCGCGTAGGCTTGGCGGATGTTGCCGGGCTCTACACGCAGATTGCCCGCAGCGCCAAAGATACAGCCTATACACATAAAGACCTCATAGGTATCACAAAAACGCTCACAAAGACACTCACCATCTCGGGATCAAGCGCTGAATCAGCCAATGCGGCACTGGTACAGCTCTCTCAGGGACTTGCGTCAGGAACGCTAAGAGGAGAAGAGCTGAACTCTATCATGGAGCAGACCCCTCGTCTCGCCCAGGCGATCGCAGACGGTATGGGTGTGAGCATCGGTCAGCTGCGTGCACTCGGTGCAGAGGGAAAGCTGACAACACAGACAGTGCTTGAGGCGATACAGAAGCAGGGCAGTGCGATAGACGCAGAGTTTGCAAAGATGCCTATCACCGTAGCTCAGGCGATGACACAGGCGCACAACGCCTTTCTCGGTGTGATTGCCGGCATTGATGAGGCGACCGGTGCGACAGAGGGGCTGGCAAACATGGTCTCTGATGCGGCAAGCTTCATCTCTGCGCATGTCGATGATATCGCGCAGGGGTTCTTGGGGATTAAACTTGTGTTCAATGTGCTTGATGTGGCGTTTTGGACGATCGTAACAAGCATAGACAGCGGCATAGAGACCATAGGGCAGGCGTGGTATACGATGACCGCAGGGCTGCATAACGCTTTTAAGGCGTCGGTCGATGCCATCGGAAATGCGTTCTATGATATGGTGAACGATATACTTGGACTTTTATCCAAGATGATCAATTCCGTATCGGGTGCGCTTGGCGGTGTCTTTGATCGTGTCGGGATAGACAATCCGTTTGGCAAGGTCAATTTGGATATAGGAGAGTATGTCTCAAGCATCAAAGAGGCAAAGGTTGAGACATTTAAGCTTGCCAACACAGACTGGGCACAAAGCAAGCTCAAAAGCAGTGTAGAGGAGATGAACAAAACCTACACGACCCTTACGAAGGGTGTGCATGTCGCCAAAAAAGCCAATGAGGCGCTGCTTCATACACGTGTTAAGGGAGGCGGCACGACTGCCGGCATTAGAAAAGACACCAAAGCGCTCAAAGAGGCTGCCGCTGCGGCAAAGAAATATGAAGATGCACTCAAAAACGCAAGAGCAGAGCTTCGCAAGGCAAGACTGTATAATGCCGGCGGAGAGGAGCTTGTCAGGATGGGAGAACTTGGAGACAAGCTTGCATCGCTTGGCAAGTATCTAAAACAGTCTGAGCTGGCTGAGATATACGAAGCAGAAATCAAAAAGATGAACCGCTCTACGGACAGCTTCAAGGAGCGCCTTGCGGATGCGTTCGATATAGAGACAGGCAGCATTGGAGAGAAGCTGTTTGGAAGTCTGTGGGACGGGCTGCAAAGCTTCGCATCGTCTTTTAAAGGCAATGACCCGTTTGCGGTGAGCAACGCCACAGGTGATCTGATCGCCTCTGCAGCAGACGCATTGCTCCCCGGTTCTGGTACAGCTATCAAGATGTGGGGAGCGATGTGGAGTCAGACACTCTCCGAGGCAGAAATTGCAGCGGCCGCAGGGCGCAGTGAATTTGACTCCAAAGGCACCAAGGAGATCGTCGGCACACTCAAAGAGTATATGCAGCCGCAGTTAACCCACACCAAATCGATGCTGCAGCACCTCGAAAGCATGGATAACAATCTTATCCAAGCACTCAATGCAACCGCGGGACTTGACCTTGGCGGCAGCACCTTCACACCCAAAACATCTTCGGTGCTTGGCGGGGTTCTCTTTGCGTCATCAACGGAGCTTATCGGTTCCGGTATACATTTTTACGACCAGGCGGTGAGCGGTTTTGTGCAGGGTGTCGAGGCAGACGGATACAAGTCGATCAAAAAGTCCTCGTCGTTTTTGGGTATATTTACAAGCGAGTCGATCAAAGAGAGTCTGCAGGATCTGCCAGACGGTGTTAAAAAACAGATAGGCGAAGCATTCAACCACGGACTGCAGTCTGCATTTGACGGGCTGGATATGCTTGGGTTTGATACGTCGAAACTGAAAGCGCGGATCGACGATTATGTTGTAAGTCTCGGAAAGATCAACTTCAAGGATCTCAGCATAGAGGAGCAGGCAAAAGCACTCAACCAGGCACTTACACAGGAACTCAACAACGCAATCACAGATGGACTGCAGTTTACAGCAGATCCGAAACTCTACTACGATCTACAGAGGTTTGCAACAGCCGGAGAGGAGATCACCGGTACTATAGCGCGTGTGTCTGTAGGTTTTGAAACGGTGGCGACCTCGCTTGGCGCACTTGGTGTGCGTGTTGAGACCTTCAATCAGTCACAAGGCCTCATAGATGCAGCCGGCGGACTAAGTGAATGGAAAACGGCGCAGGATGCGTTCATTGGGATGCTGAGCAGTTCAGAACAGAAGCAGTACTACCAAAACATGCTTCAGACCGCACTGGCCACCTACAATGTCGCACTGCCTGCATCCAAGGCGCAGTTTATTGCACTAAAGAAAGAGACTGAGGCGAAGATCGTTGCGCTAAGAGCACAGATTGCTACAATGGAGACAGAACTTGCTGCCAAAGTGCAGGCTGGAGAGATCAGCCTGCAGGTAGCCTACGGTGAGTATGAAGCCAAAGTCGACATGGCAAAAAAACAAGCGGATGTGATCAACCAGCAGGTAAAAAACAACAACTACCTCATTGCGTCACAAAACAAGGCAAGCCAGGCATCGGTGGCATTTGGGAATTCGCTTCATAAGACGGTCAAGGCAATCGCTACAGGATCAGAGCACGCTGAGAGCGTATCAACCCAAAACGAAAACGGTGCTACCATAGACTACGACAGACTTCACTCTCCGGAGCTTGATGCCGCAAGAGCGAAACTTCAGGAATTAGAGGGCCTATATGGAACATTGATGTCCAATATGGGAGATTTCGCAAGTTACTATGGCAACACAGAAAGTGCCGCATCCGGTGCCGCATCCGCTATGGAGAGCTTAAACAACAGGCTTGTGGACTTGGCAAACTTCAAAAAACAGCTTGGAGCGGATGCTGTCAGTATTGCCAAATACAAACTCAGACTAACTACAAAAGAGACCGGGCTCGATGCGTTGACGATAGACAACATCTTAAGTAGCGTAGAGAAAAATCTCAAAGAACTAACCGATGTGAACAGTGAAGCATCAAAAAAACTGTTTGAAAACTATAAAAAACAATATTCCGCACTCAAAGAGCTTGATGATGCCATGAGGGCACATCGAAAACAGCTGCTTGATACAAAGGTGTCAATCTTTGAGATGCAAGGGGTATGGGGTGGGGTAGACAACTCTGCAAAGATAGCAAAAGAGAGACTTGCATATGCAATCAAAGAGACTGGGCTTGCAGGAGTAACTGCAGAAAATTTCCTCAGTGAGCTTAACAAAGCAGTTGCCGCCGGCGCTGATGAAAAAACGATAAAAAAATATAAACAACTTAGTGATGCTCTGCAAGGCGTACAAAGCAGTCTGAAGAATCTTGCAAAAGGGCTGTATGACTTGCAAGCATATGCGAACAAAGAGCTTAGAAGCTTTGGTATTCAAACAGCCAACCAAATAGGATATACACTCCAAGATGCTATTAACCGTGCAGACTATAGCGAGGCAAAGACAGCTTTTGGGGAATTGGTAAAACAAACAAAAGACGATAGCAGCCTGACATACAAAGAGAAAATATTTCAGATAGCAAGAGCAAACAAAATTGTGCAAGACATCCCAAAAAAAGATCCGAATGCAGATATTGTCAAGGGGCTCGAGTTGTTGAGAAAAGAGAATGAAGCACTTAGAAGGGAGCAGGAAGAGACAAACAAAAAGCTTGATGCAATAGAGAAACACACATATCGCACACAAATAGCGGTAGATAATGAATACAACAAGGTGGTTGGGCAATGAAACTACTAAGAATACCCAGAGCACAGTTTATAACGATGTACAACAACGATATCTATAAACAGCTTTTTTTTGGGAACCTTATAAGTTCTACCGCAGACGCTGACAGTGTACCTACGTGGGATGAAAATGCTACATACAATTTCCTTGATGTCGTAAAAATTCCAGCACTTCAAATGAATTACAAAGCGAAAAAAGACAATCCGCAAGGTTACCCGCCAATTTCTCGAGACTGGTTTGGGGAGGGTGCAAACCCGTACAAGATGCTTGACCCTGTCTTCAGTTCTCAATCAATCTTTAGCAATACATGTGAGTTAGAGTTTAATGTTGCAGGAATGACACACCTTCTTGGTCGCGGGATAGAAAACGCAAAAGAGGTTTTTTTTGAATACTTTGACTTCAATGGTAACGTTATTACAGATCTGTTTGACTGTGATAGCTGTAATGAGCTGGAGAGTGTCGCGACTATGACGTATGATGATAATTTTGACTGTTTTTCGTGTTGTAACCCGGATCCAATTGCACAAGACAGTTTCGCAATACGGATACCAAAAGAGCGATGTGAACAGCTTTACAAGATCAAAGTCACTATCACAAAGTCAGATGCAAACCTACCAATCAAAATAGGAACGATGGTTGTCGCAAAAGAGTTTAATCTCGGATGCGCAGCAAAAGGCTTCCAGATAATAGACAGCACACCGACGCAAAGCTATGATTATCCGACACTTCGCGCAACGGGGATATATCATGCAAACAGAAAAACACGAATGAGAGGAACGCTTAGGCTTGATGAGACAGATGTAGATCAGCACAGAAAAGAGTTTGGAAAGCATGGGTCCTGGCTTAATTATTATCTTTTTGATGAGAGGGATGCTGTTAAGTCTGGGCTCGTGCTCGGAATAGCAAACGATATAACCTACACATTTGGATCACAATACACCACTATTGGATTTGAATGTGTGGGCACAGAACACTAAAAAAGGAGTAGAAAATGGCAAATTGTATACCAGATATATCACAGCAACCACCACTTGTAGCACCAAGTGTAACAGACAGGCAGAAGTGTCTTGAGTTTAGAACATGGGAGGCAGAGTCATTGTACCCGTGGCTTCTTCAAGCATTTCCTAAAATATGTGACGCATTAGGATGGAGCAATAAACTGCTTGATCTTAGTAATTTTCGTGGAAGTTGGAATGCGGGAACATATGCAAAAGGGGATGTTGTAGTAAAAGACGGATTTTTATTTATATCTTTAGTTGACAGCAACTCGACCACACCGCCGTCTAATGATTGGTACCAATATACGGATGACTGGCTGCTTAAGACAGGTGGCACGATCACGGGCGACTTAGAAGTGAGCGGGAACTTGACAAAAAGCGGAGACCCCGTCGCAACAATAGGCTCCTACAAAAACTCGCTCTTTTCGGAATCAACTACACCATCAAACATCGATCCAAACATCGTAGCAAAAGCAGCCCCCGATCATGTGCATATCTTGTCCAATCATGCAAACACTCCTGACACGGCACACTTTTGGCATATCGACACACAATGGTACTCCGCATCAGAGAACTGCAGGCAGATTGCTGTGCAATACAATGGTGGGGCAGATATGTATGTGCGAAGTCGATACAACAATGCTTGGACCCCATGGATGAAAATCGCAATGATGAAAACAGAGACGGGGTGGATTGATCTAACTTTGATTAACGACTGGACAGGATACTGTCAGTACAAGAAATATAAAGACGGCACAGTTGCTATAAGAGCAGCGATACGTAATGCATCCGGTTCAAGTGGATATGACAATAGACAGGTATGTACGCTTCCCGTTGGCCTAAGACCAAATGCTGCAACATGGTGCGAAACTGACACGACGAGAAACGGGTATTTCGTTCCAACAAAAATTGGCACTGATGGCAAAGTCTATACAAGAACGGTAGGAGACTACCATTACTACTTCAAATGTGAATTCAAAAGATATTAATGAGGAGTCATTATGAGAATATTTAGAAAAATAGACAAGGATGGGTACTTTATCGAAGATGTCGTACTTGAGCCTACGATAGACGAAAGCGGCAGGGAGACGTATGACATCACAGATAATCTAATCAAAGAAACTGTCCCAGACGGGCTACACCTATCAAGGTGGAATGGATCGGAGTGGGTTGAGGGAGACACAGAAGCCGCAACCGCTTCAAAAAAGCAGGGGCGATACAGCCGGCTCCAAATCATCTTTGCACAAAAAGCAAACGGATTAAAAAAAATAGCGATTGACAAGCCATATATGGTCGAGGACAAGGCTATCGGTGAGCAGTACAACAGCTATGAAGCTTTGTATCAACAGGCGCTCAAAGGCTTCTTTGATGATGCTACCAACCAATCGATTATCGCTGCAAATGAAGCGGCAAAGGCGAAAGTAGCAGCGGTAAATTTAATGCTAAACGCTATCCGCTCGATGATTGAGCAGATGATAGAAGCGGACGATGACAGAGCAGATCAGATGCTTGATGCTGCAGAGGCAGTTGAAGCGGTGGACATTACGCCGGAAGTTATTGCTGACATTAAAACGAAATTTGGGATAGGAGCCTAAACAATGAAAAAATCAATTATAGCGCTTGTATTAATCATTGCGGTATATATCTTTAGCGCATGCACTAACTACGACAAGACCACAAAAACAGAAAGCTACAAACAAGAAGTAGAGAAGAACACAACTGTATCAGTTAAACAGATCATTTTTGATGACGACGCGCTTGGAGACAACGATATAGCACAATCATTATCAGCAATTATTGCACTCGAAAAACTCGGAAAAGTAGGGTTGACAGGGGTTGCGTTAAGTGGAATCGATACACACAACAAGAGATCGATCGCCATATCTTCTATTCTCTACTACTATGGAAGAGAGGATGTACCAATAAGTATATCAAAAAGAAAAGACACAAGGGTGCAGCCATCCCCCTTCAGTAACTATCCAAAACTATCAAAGCTCTATACAGGGCAGGGGAGAGATGTGTCAGAATTCAATAACGATGGGATAACTGATGATATGAGAGAAGATGCGATAGATATGTATTGCAGAATACTCTCGTCATCTGAGCGAAAAATTACTATTGTAGTCGCTGGTAATTGCTACAATATTGATCAATTATTTAAAGAGACAACCCGCTGCCACGGCATTGAACTTGTGAGAGAGAAGGTAGACAAGATTGTCTTGGTGGGAGGACTAAAAGACAAGAGCCGATGGGACATGAATTTTGGGGCTTTTGGAAAATATCATCCAGCTGCAGTCAAAGCAGCAAGAAATACAATTAATATTTCACCTGTACCGGTTGTGCTTCTGGATGAAGATGCCGGTTGCTCTCCAACAGATGTATACAAACAGTATCAACACTACAAAACAGAGAGTCCAATGGCAATGATACTAAGTGCAATGTATGGCTCACACGCAAAAATAGAAGACAGAGACTGTGTATGGGACGCTGCAGCTGCATTATATGCCATAGTAGGCACAGAATGGTTTTCCAACAAACTATGGAATGAGATACATGGCAATATACATATAGACAGAGATGGTAGAGTATCATTCAAAAAAGACAAAAATAGCAAGAACATAAAGCTAAAAAAAACCAACATAACGGGACAATTACTGAATGATATATTTATTGATCTTGTAAAGCTTTAGCGAATTATTTACAGTAAAAACGAGAACATAAAACAACGTAATTCCCATTTAGCTGTAAATAATACTTGTTTTTTGTGAGTACTTACAACTATATTCAACTTTTTCTTTTTTCTTTTTGTCTCTTTTTTTGGTATTAGATTATTTTTATACATAAGTGTTGTAAGTACTGCAAATTTTTTTCTTTCGTTTTCTAAAGAGCTTTCATAGGGTTTTTGTGGGTAAAGTGCTTGTTTTATTAATGTGTAGTAGTCAATATGGTTTTTATTTAGTATTGTTTTCATTTTTTGGTTTCTTTTAAAATACCACCAAAAATTTTTTTTCGTGCTGGTTTCTTTGTTGTAAACAAATTTTATTAGATTGGGAACTTCTTTTGTTCCGTTTTTTATTGCCTCATATACTGATTCATAAATCATTTCATTTGTTACATATACTTCGCTGTAGCTGATTGTGCTAATTATTCCTGCAATGAGTAGTTTTTTTAACATGTTTCGCTCCTGATCTGTGATTTATTTAAGTTGAAATTTACCGCTACTTGCTCTTTTTTCGATTTCTTCCAGTTTTGCCAGCAATCTTCTTGTTTCTTCTATTTGTTTGTCTGTTTGTAATCCAAGGTTTATTAGTCGTACCAATTCGGGTTTTTATTTTTCCCATGTATTTAGAGTATTTCTGCTTACTCCAATTAGGTCTGCTAATTCCTGTCTTGTCATAATATTTAACCTTTTTTGTAAAAATGCACAGTATTAGTGCATATTTTATTTTCTTTTAAGTTCATATACGTTACGCTTTCTTAAATTATGCACAATTATTGTGCATTAGGAGCGACCCATGAAACTTAACACTATCTTTGATGCCTACATCGAGCTAAAAACCCCAAACTTAGCACCTCATGTTATTCGCTCTTATATCTCTGCCTACAAAACACATATTGAGTTGCGATTTGGTTATAGACATATCGACACACTGACTTATGTCGACTGGCAACGCTTTGCGAATTCCCTGACCACTTCGGGTAAGAAACCAAAAACCGTAAAGAATATTATATCAGTAATGAGCGGTGTTTACAAATTCGCTATCAAGAGCGATTGGTACAACGGGAAAAACTATCCTTCAATGGTCGAGCTTCCAAATTTTGATAATAAGTACTATATTAATATCCCTCTTGAACTTCAAAAAAAATATCTTATGGCTATCAAAAACTTCGATGAGCCAATCTATAAAGATATTTTCCTTTTCCTCCTCCACGGTCGCCGGTTGGGAGAGGTGCTTAACCTGAAATGGGAATTTATCGATTTGCCAAACCGTTTGGTGTACTTTCCTGCACAACAAAACAAAAGCCGTAAAAACCTTGCTTTTGAATTGACTGATCTAATGGTTGAACGTTTGAAAGAGTACCAGTTACGGGCAGTTGATGAGCAGGGAACAATATTCCTTACTGGCTATGTATTCAAAAACCCTAACACCGGAAAGCCTTTCTCTGATCTACGTAAACCGTGGAAGCGTCTATTAGACCGTGCCGGACTTGACTATATCAAGCTTCACGCTGTCCGCCACCTTGTCGGCTCTTATGCTGTCAATGAGCTTCAATTACCACTCATTGAAGTTTCCTATATGTTGGGTCACTCAGATACAAAGATTACGCAACGCTATGTAACGGTTAAACCGAGAGTTGCCAAAAATGTGACACAGCAAATCTTTGACAGTCTGAAAACAAAAGAGGATAAATATGTCGAAAAACTTAATGAAGCTATTGCATTGGGTGAGGCTGTCCAATCAGTTCTTTTCTCTGATACGGAACATAAGCAGGTTACTTAAATAGTACCGCCCCTGTACTTGGTTCGCTTCGGGTGCAGGGGTCTTTGTGTAGGAGCGAAATAACAAAAAATAAAAATAGCTTAGGAGCGAAAAATGATTGAAGTAAAAACCTATGTGAGCATTGACGAAAAACCGAGAATGAAAGTCCAAAACTCTTTCAAGTCAAAAAGAGGCGACATCTATCCCGATGCCCTTGAACTCTCTGTGACAGAGTTTTATGAATATGAAGATAAAGACGGTAACCCGGTCGACGGTGAGCGTGGTTTTGTGATTACGGTTCCCGGTTCTGCGGATAAAGAGGGAGTATTGAGTAATGAGGTCAAAGAGCTTAATAAGGCTCTCCGTGCCTATGACTGGAAAAAATTCCCACTCCAGTTTGAGACTGAACTTTTCTCCAATGCAATGGAGTATAGCCAAGATGCCAAACGTATGATTACACTCAACGGTGTGAAGTCTGCACGTGCCAAGATCACAGCAAAAGAGCTTTTAGCAAAGATTAAAAAGTAATTCGATTGAAGCCACCTTTCCCCCCCCTGTGGTGGCTTTGATGGGGTTACTCCCATAAAATTTTTAAAAGGAGGAGATTATGAAAATCTTCAATAAACTTAAGTCTAAGGCTCTTTTTGTTTCTACTTCCGCATTTTTAGCAACTGCTGCGATGGCTGATACTGTAGATGTGGATTTATCTGATGCAAATACATCTATTACCAACGCAGGTACTGCTATGATTGGTCTTGCAGTCACAATTCTCGGTATTTCGATTGTATGGGGTTTCCTTCGCAAGAGAGGTTAATTTTGTTGTGGGGGAGGGTTCTTCCCTACTATTAATATAGGAGCGAAATATGATTTACGGTTTGTTTGGGCTTCCCGGTAGTGGTAAATCTTACTATATTCCACCCCAAAAGTCAAGACAACTTTTCTTTTTCCATAATTCCATCTCCACTATGCTACTTTTTGTAGCATAGGTACCTTGTTTTCACTACCGT